GGTCAAAATGCTGACCAGATTATCAAGTCAAACATCAACTGGGCTGATGGCTTGGAGCGAAAAGGTGTTATATCTGCCGAAGAACGAGAAGAGCTCAACGTCTGGGGCGGCACAGCTATCGGTCAGAAGTTGATGCAGAAAGTGCGGTCTATGACCGGGGATATGTCGCAGATACCTGTTGCAGAAGTTTCTGAAGCAGGGCAAAGCAAGGATGAGTTCGATGCCGAGATGTTTGCCTTAATGAAAGATGACCGTGCAAGTGACCCTGTTTGGTATAAGGCAAATGTCGAAAAACGGTTCGAGCAGAGGTATCCAAAAACCAGATGATGCGTTTGCTGTCTTTACAAGGTACAGCTTGTAGTGTATGTCTGAAAGTGACTGATAACCCGACTGGGCCGGTCTGGCGTGGAGAAATCCAACGGGCGCTGACGTTCAGCGAAGCCAGAGGCCGGGGCTCTCCCCGATAACCTACAAGGCGAAAGTTTTGTTTTGGTTCAATTGAGGAGTGAAAAATGTCAACGAACCTTTCACCCGCATTCGTCCAGCTATTTGAAGCAGAAGTTCACCAAGCCTATCAGGGTGCGGCTGTTCTTCGCGGAGCTGCTCGGACGCGGACTGGTGTTGTAGGGGACACCGTAAAATTCCCTAAAGTGGGCAAAGGCACAGCCTCTGTTCGTACTCCCTCCACCGATGTCGTTCCTATCAACGGCGAATTTTCGCAAGTTTCAATTAGTCTTACTGATTTTGTGGCTGCTGAATACTCGGATGTGTTCAACCAAGCTAAGGTTAACTTTGATGAGCGTCAGGAACTTGCTGCCCTAGTTGGAAATGCCATTGGTAGACGCGAGGACCAGATTATCATTGACGCACTGAATGCGGCATCAGCCGGTTCAACTGTGGCAAAAACAGTGGTAACAACGGGCTCAGCGACAGCATCAAATCTGAATGTCGGTAAGATTATCGCCGCCAAGAAAGCCTTGGATGCGAAAAACGTACCAGCAACAGACCGTCACTTTGTAATTCATGCCAACAACTTGGCTGGCTTGCTTGGTGATGAACGTGCGATTTCGAGCGATTTTCAGACACTTCAGCACCTTGTCCAAGGTTCGATAAACACCATGATGGGCTTTACCTTCCATATTGTTGGTGACAGAGACGAAGGTGGTTTGCCGCTGGCAACTGCTGACCGTACTTGCTTTGCGTTCCACCGCTCAGCAATCGGGGTCGCTGTGGGTATCGCACCGAAAACCGAAATCAACTACATCCCAGAAAAAACATCATTCTTAATCACAGCCATGCTCTCTATGGGTGCGGGTGCGATAGATGTTGACGGGATTGTTGACGTAATCTGCGAAGAATAGGAGGGCTGACAAATGGCATTTGCAAGAGCGGGTTGGAACCCAATCGGTGGTCAGTCTAAGAAAGGCACAGCTCCACAGTTATTTACCTACACAACCACCGATGCTGTAGGAACTGTGGATGGCGCTGGATACTTCAACAGCGTGTCTGATGATGTTTCTGTCGGTGATGTTATCATTTCGGTGACATCTACTGGCGGTACACTAGCATCGTCAATACACACTGTCGTGTCCAACGCATCAGGCGTGGTGGACGTTTCAGACGGCACCACCATCAGCCAGACTGATAGCGACTAATCGAGCGGGGCGGCAGCTTGCCGCCCCCTCATCCCTTGGAGGTGTAGATGGCCGCTGGCGATAGCGATGTAAGTATTTGTAACAAGGCCCTGCTCTTACTTGGCGCAGAGGCCATTTCTTCTTTCAGCGATGGAACGCCCGGTGCTCAAGCCTGCAACACGATTTACACCGAAGTAAAGTTTTCGACTATGGGCATGTATCCGTGGTCCTTTACTATCGCAAAAACACAACTAGCACGGGATACGGTCACACCTCAGAATGAGTGGACATATCAGTATCTGCTTCCCAATGACATGCTGCTCGGCGTTCCGAGGGCAGTACGCACCACCTCGGCGGCTGGCGGTCAGCTCTTCAAGCAATGGGAGATAGCGCAGTCCTCATCAGGCGGCGCAGTGCTTATGACAGATGCTGAAGAAATACACATAGATTATCAGAAGGCAGTCAGCGAAGGCGGGATGCCCACATACTTTGTGCAGCTCCTAGCCTATCAGATGGCGTGGCATCTAGCCGAGGTCATCACAGACCAAACACAAAAATCTGAATACTGGCGCTCAGTAGCACTTGGCACTCCAGGTGAAGGTCTGCGAGGCGGATATTTCAGACAAGCTGCCAACATAGACGCAGGCGGTCAGACACCGTCTGTTGTAGGTGATTATCTGCTAACGGATGTAAGATGAGTCGGATACAGCAATATCAGTCAAGTTTTACGGTTGGTGAGCTAGACCCCCTACTCCGGGGCCGGATAGACTTGCAGCAATATTATAGTTCTGTCGATGTAGCAAACAACGTCCTATTTGAGCCTCAGGGTGGTTTCAGTCGCAGGCCGGGGCTGAAGTTTCTCCTCGATATCACCAACGACAATCCTAGCAACGGTTCAGCCATGATACCGTTTGAGTTCAGCACTACGCAAAATTTCATGATTGTTGCATCAGCAGTGAACAACCAGACGACCATCAGGTTTAGATTTTTTGCGGCTGGGGCTTTGCTGACCAACATCAATGGCAGTGGCAATGACTATCTGGACTACACAGTAGGGACTTTGTATGAGGTCAGCACCTATGACCTGAACAAGTTATACTTCACCCAGAGCGCTGATACACTGATTTTAACCCATGAGAACTTTGCGCCGTTCAAGATTGTACGAGGAGCCAACAATACAACGTGGTCTGCATCAGCTCTCAGCCTCACTATCCCAAAGGTTGTAGATACAATCAGCACCAGCAATCCTAGCGGCACGATTACCCCGGACGCGGTAGATGGCACGGTAACTATAACCGCTAGTGCCAGTGTCTTTTCTTCGGGCAATGTTGACCAGTTTATAAATGTTACCAACGGCTTTGGCCGCGCTCGGATTGTAAAGTTCAACAGTGCAACTGAGGTAGAGGTTATTGTTGAGATACCGTTTTTTGAAGCCAGCGCTGCAATACCAAACGGCGATTGGGAGCTAGAGACAGGTTATGTAGATGCTTGGTCAAACACTCGTGGCTGGCCCCGGACCTGTACATTCCATGAAAGCCGGTTGTATTTTGGCGGCAGTGCATCAGACCCCAACACACTGTTCGGCTCCAAGGTCAACGACTTCTTCAACTTCAAAGCTGCTGAAGCCTTAGACGATGATGCGATACTGGTCACACTAAGCACTGACAGCGCCAACGCAATCAATGGCATCAGGTCAGGCAGAGACTTGCAGATATTTACATCCGGGGCAGAGTTCTTTGTACCGCAAGCAGACCTAGACCCTATCACACCATCAAACATCACAATCAAGTCAGCCACCCGCCGTGGAAGCAAAGTAGGACTGCGGCCACAGTCTGCGGAGGGTGGCACCCTATTCATACAGCGGCAGGGCAAAGCTTTGCGTGAAATGCTGTTCTCAGACGTAGAGTTGTCCTATGTGGCCAACAACGTGAGCTTATTATCCTCCCACATGATTGTTGACCCCAAAAGGATGGCTCTACGTGCTGCTACCGATACAACAGAAGGTGACTTGTTGCTCATAGTCAATGGCACAAATACGACCGGCTATAGAGCATCTAGCACCGGGTTCGGCGGAACTATCACTGCCTTTATGCTAAACCGACCCCAACAGATTGTAGCGCCCTCGAGTTTCACAACAGATGGTGACTTCTTTGATGTGGGCGTTGATTTAGATGATATCTATGTCATCACCAAAAGAACTGTTAGCAGTGCTACAAAATACTATGTTGAGCTGTTCGATGAAGACCGCACAACAGATGCAGCTATCCAATATTACAACAGTCCGGCAGCTCCTGACCAAGCCCTGCCCGGTTCAGCAACAGCCGGTAGCCTCTCACACCTGGAAGGCAAAACAGTCAAAGTCATCAGAGACGATATCGTAGACACAGACCAGACTGTCAGCTCCGGGCAAGTAACGCTCGGCGGCACACCGACAAGCTATGCAGAGGTTGGTCTGGATTACACCGTCACCGTTAAGACACAACCGTTTGAGCCCAGACTGTCCAGTGGTGCTGTTCAGAGTCAACGGCGCAGAATATTAGAGGTGAGCCCTGTTTTATTCAGAAGTCAGAATATTACTATAAACGGGAGAGAGGTTTCGCTGCAAAGTCTGCCTTTGAGTGGTGCTGGCGGTGTCACGACTTTTTCAGGTGTAAAGAAAACCCAAGGCTTTCTCGGCTATGACCGTGATGCACAGATAACAATCAGCCAGAGCAAGCCCCTGTTTTTTACAGTTTTGTCTTTAGATTATAAAGTGAGTGTTGGTCAATGAGTGGTGTAGAGATAGCCTTAGTTGCGGCCTTTGCTGGTCTGAAAGCAAAAGCAACACTGGATGCTGGTAAAGCACAAGCCAATATGTACGGCGCACAAGCGCGGCAGACCGAACTGCAAGGCAGAGCGCAGGCAATAGAGTACCAGACAGAAGCAAACAATGCGCTCAGCAATCTTGAGAAAGTATTAGCCGCAAACAACGCTAGAGCATCTGCTGGCACTATGGACCCCCTAGCGAGCGGTTCATCTCAGGACTTGATAGCAAGGCTGAACATGCGTGAAGGTGTCAATCAGTTCACGATTGCCCGTGATAACGCAACGATGGCGAAACAGATGGCAGCATATCAAGCTGGTCAGTATCGCACTGCTGCATCGAACACTAAGAAGATGGCACAGACCCAAGCCCTCATAGGGATAGGAGAGACAGCTATGGGCGGTATGCAAATATTCGGCACTCCAGATTTCTTGAAGACAACGAAAACAGGCTGACATGGCTGAACAAGTAAGATTAAAAAGAGGTGGACTAGCCCTTAGGGTGCCGCAAGTAGAGTTTGCCGCCAGTAAGGTTGAGGCACAAGGCTTTGCTAATTTAGCTCGGTCGCTTGATAGCATGACGAATTACTTTTTGCGTGAGGCTGAACAGAAAGCCCAGATTGAAGGCGCTGAGTACGGTGCGCTGAATGCACCAACCGAACAACAAATTAAAGATGCTTACGACCGAGGAGAAGAAATAGAAATCCCCGGCAACCAGAACTCTGTTTTCGGCAGAGCGGCAAGAAAAGCTGCGCTCAGTATAGCCAGTGATGAGGTTGCAGCACTTGCAAGCAAGGAACTTGCAAACATAGAAGGCATCTTTAACACAATACTAGACAGCCCCTCGATGCCTCAGGAGGAAAAGCAACGACTAGCAGAGCAGCTTGGCATTGAAGACTTTTCTCCTCAGTCGCTGGTGACTGTCATGGACACCGTTATAGCGGGTTATGGCAAAACATTAGACGATACTTCCCCTGCCCTTGCCAGAAAGTTTAGAGCTGAGCAAAGCATTACTGCAAATGGCAAATGGACTAAGTATCTTGACCTTTACGTCAAACAGGAAAACCAAAAGCTAGAGAGCAGCTTCAGAGTAGCTCATGCTCAAAACTATAGCGAAAGCACCATCAGCCCTGCGCTTGAACTGCCCAACGGCCTAGAAATCATAAAAAACAAACGCCAGGATGAAATCAAAAAAGCCAGCTCATTTTTGGTTGGCGCAGAGATGAATACGTTTCTTGATGGTATGGTTGCCACAAATGAGGCTGCTGCTTTACAAGTCCTTACTGACAAAACCTTTGCCGGTCCTAGCCCTGTTAAAATCATCAAAAAGGTCCAACAAAACCAACTTGCTGAACTAGATGTGGGCATACAGAACTCAGTCAAACTGCTTAAAGCTGGTGGGATGTCCAACAGTGACATAGCCCAAGAGCTTCGCAAACGGCGCACGGACCAGCTTGAATTTCTTGAGAATGAGCAACAGGGTATGAATGACAATGCTGAAGATGACGAAGCGCGAATAACAGCCTCGGTCATGGAGCACATGGCAAGTGGGGACAAAGAAAAGTTTGATACTGCTATAGGTATTCTCAAAATAACTGACCCGGTTAAAGCTCAAGAGTTTCAGGATAAGTTTGATGCAGCTGGCCGGAAACGCACTCAGTCTGACCCCGATGTAGTAACAGCTCTCACCAAGCTAGGCTCAAAAATTACCTTCAGTGATGTTGAAAGCAACATTGACAATCTTAGCAATGCTGACCTCGAAAAATTCAGAAAAGATGCGGCTACTTTTGAAAGCCAAGAGATGAAAACTGCACTGGCTGTTGTCAAAGGTGACTTTTTAGACCTACCGGAAGAATACTCAGAGCTTGTTGCAGACAAACCTGAAATTTTTGCAAAATCTCAACTCTTAAATAAAATTACCGGCAGGCTCAAAGCAAGGTACGATGAGGCACAAGATAAAGGTCTAGCCTTTAACGGGCAAGAGATTGCTAATGAATTACTGGAACAACTGGGCGGTGACTTTAACGAGGCCATAACAAAAATGGCTATACGCAGCGGCGAACAAGTAGTTTCAGTTGTGAATGGGTTTTTGGAAAATGACCAAAAGATTGAAAGCGATGATTTTGATAGCGCAATAACTATCCTCCAAAGATTTAAGCAAAACAAAGATGAACGTCCAGCAGGGTTAAGAAATCTTAGTGACCAGTCTTTTGTTAGGAGGATTGAAAGCCTGCAAAAAGCAAAAGAGGCGGCTAATACAAGATGAACATTTTAGACCATTACAAACAGTCGCATGACCTTAGAACCTCAGAAGATTATGAGGTATCTATAAACGACCAAGGCGCGGGGCTCGGTACGCCTGCACCAGTAGAAGGTCGGTTTTTCTATCCCGAAGGTGATGCACCTCGACCACAATACGAGGGCGATATGCTAGAGCGCACTGGTCAGGCGTTAGAGGATGTAGGTCAAACTGCTAAGTC